CGCGACCCTTCGGGGAGAGGTCAGTGCTTAAAAATAGATTTCCTGCTGTTTTGCGCCCCCAGCTATGCCCCCCGTCGCCAATCGCACGCAAACACCCCTGCCAAACGAGCAGAAACAGCCATTACTGCGCTCCAATCTTTCTTTGAAGGTGATTTAAGCCAACAGCACTCCGAGATGTCTTCTTGCCGCTCCCTCGTCGTCCCTGCACTTTTTCACCTTTCTCCCTACCATTCACCCCTTCCTTTAGCCATTTACCTCTCCCCCCCTTTAGGGGGGGGGAGAGTAAATGGCGTAGGAAGGGTGATGTGGTAGGAGAGGATGAGTGAGGTAAAGAGTGCATGGGGATGGGTTGTTATAGTTTCAACTTTTACTAATCATCAAGGCGAGCGGTTCGCTTAGGTGGACGGCTTTTGATCCTTGGTTTCTCCTCCTCTTCCTCGTTCACCTCGATGGGTTCAGCATAGGTCCAAAAGACGTGTTCACGGGCGTGGTCGAGTCGAACCCGGTTGGTCATGTTGCCCTTCATGTCCACCAGTCCTGCTCGCCTCCCTCGCTTGCAGAGGGTCAGGGTGAATGCTCCCTGCTCCCCGTCCTTTCGGTCTGGCTCACGTTGGAGGACTGCGATCTCGCGGCTCCAGTTGGTCAGCTCACTCGACCCGGCTCCGAGGTATGCGATGTCGGTCGCGGTGGTCTTCGCATCATTCTTCGGCTTGGCGGTGTGATGAACGAGGATCACCACGCACCCGGTCTCATCGAGGATAGGCTGAAGAGTGTTGCGCAAGAAGACCGACATCGATTTCTGGTCGGCAACGTCCCCGCCGAAATAGGCCATCAGCGGGTCAACGACGACAACCTCCAGAGCGTGCTCCTTGATGAGTTGGCGAAGGATGTTGAGGAACACCTCACCTGTCTTCGTGTTCTCTCGGAAGAAGCGGATGTTGTCGTTCAGAAGGCCGAGGATGGTCGTGTGTCCATGCTGACTACTGCACAGCCAATAGAGTGCTCCCTCCATTGCTTCGCGAACATCGCCCCAATCATTCTCGGCCTGAATCAGTCCGACCTTCATCGGCTTTTGCGCTGGGTGACGAATGCCAAAGAACGGCACCGCGGTGGCCAATGCTGTGGCGAACTGGAGCACGAATGACGACTTCCCTATGCCTGACGAGGACACAATCGTGAGTGACCCTCCTTTGCACAACCAACGGTTGCCGAGGATACAGGTTGGGTCGGGATTGATTGGCACTCTCTGAACCTCGACGAGATTCATTGCCTGTGGGAGGTCACGTCGGCGCATCCACGTCTCGAACTCCTCCCATGTCTCTGGACCACATCTGAGCGAGATGAGGCGTTGCCATTGCTCCCCTCGGCGGCATCCGGGGAGGCGCGAGAATCGACCGGGATTTTTGTTCGCCGGGCAAGGTTTCGCGTCCTCGAGGTAGGTGTAGATGAGATCGCGTCGAGCATCCCACGTTTTGCGGTCAGGCGCATCGACTCTGACCCACCCGTGGTAAGACCGCCCACCGCTGCTCACAATGGCCGTAAGAGGCAGATTGGACGCTTTAAGGATGTGCAACTGCTCACTCTCGGGGAGGTCATCGAACTCGACGAGCACATGACGGAAGACGCTGACGTTGCTGTCTGCGCCCGTGGTCGAGTCCTCTCGGTACGGGTTCACTCTGATCCATCGTCCGCTGTCTGTGTCGCAAGTGAACGGGTTCTCTCCTGCCTCGATTTGGCTGATGAACCAATCGACAGGTTTGAATGTCCCGTGTGAACCGGGGCGATGTTTGCCATCCTCTCCCTCGATTGCTTGCGTGCAGATGCTGATTGTTTCCCCCGGTAGGAAGGCCGCGCGGAGGAAATCGACTGTGCTTGTCGCTGGGTTCAGCATCGATGGAGCACCGATGCTGACACCAGCTGAGCGGTTGATGACAAACCGCCCTGTCGCTGAGATCACTTCGTGGGCTGAATCGCGCACCTTCGAACCTCGAGCGGTTTGGTGTGGTTTGGATTCAGCCTGAGTGAGTTTGTGCTCGAGTTCGCGTTGACTCCACGGCGGCTGGCACGTGCTGTTCCAGTCTGCAAAGATTCGCATCGCTTCGTCTCGCGATAGTGCAAAGTCGTGGACCAGCACTCTCGCGAGGTCGTAGGTGGTCGAGTGACCTCCCTGCCCCGATACAGCCCCCGGTACCTTCGCGGCGTACGCTCTGGCACGCTCGAATGTTGTCAGCATTTCGCGTTGAGGAGATGACGGAGTTTCATGTTCTCGGCGACCAGTTCCGCGATGATTTCGGATGGCGACCCGTTGGCCATTAGCTCATCGCGTAGTGGTGCGACCGTGCCATAACTCGGCATGAGACTGATGCGTCGCGCGGCCTCCATGATGAGTTCCGCGCGTGCGTCATTGGTCGTCGCGATGCCTTCGAGCATGCCCGCAAGGATGCCGTTGGAGATGGATTGGAGGAGAGTCATTCGAGCATCGCGGGTGGGGGTGGAAGAGCGGCCCAGTAGACCACGGCGGCGGGTGCTTTGATGTTTGCCCAGCCCTTACTGAGTCGGTGACTGATCGCGCAGAACTCGCGACCTCGTTCGATTGCTGCGACGATGACGGGGATGTCGCGTTTGGGTAGCTCGAGACTAGCGTCTCGCCAGTGTAGTGTAGATGTTGGTGTCATTTGTTGGGGTTGTTGTTGTTTCGGTTGCCCACCGCAACGAGGCCGACAAACACGGCCACTAGTGCGGCGGCGATTAGCCCGGCCCCGATGCGGTGGAGGGTGTTCATTTGCCGCTTAGGAGTTGGTCTAGTTGAGCTTCCCGAACGAGTGAGGCGTCGAGTTGCCGTTGCAGTTCCGCGTTACGCCTGTGAAGCACCTGAGAAGATTGCGGCACCATGGCCTCCAACTCTTGCACCCTAAGTGCGAGTTGTTCGGCCCTGGTGCAGTAACCCTTGGCAAGCGTCCACGGGTTCCTCTCCCGGAAGTCGGTGAGGATGCGTAACAGCTGCCGCTTCTCGCGGTTCAGTTGCGAATCCATGATCCCGGTTGTCGCATCTGTGTAAACGACCGTGTCAGGCATCTCATCGAGAGCTTCCTGCAAATAGTCGCAGATGATTTTGTGGTCGCTCACGGCCGCACCTCCCCGACCATTTTCGTGACGTCACGTAAAAGGTCTGCTTCAGTTGTAAAGCATTCCTTTACTACTGGTTCCCACTTCCCCAGCGTCCGCAGAAACGCCTCTGCTCGTTGCCGTGCGGTGGCGCGAATGCCAAATAAAGACCCCTCTATGGAATCTAAAATGTTAGCGTAAACCATGTATTGGTTTGCCTTAAGGAAATTTTCCGCTTCATGCATTGCGTTCAAATCATTGCAGTAGTCAGCTTGCCACCCGTACAGTTCAGAGATGACCGCGTTGATTTCGTCGGTGGTCACGGCAGAAGCTCCTCTCGTTTGACTTCCAACGGCATTCGACCCTCGCTTTTCCTGAGTTTGTGGACGAGTTCAAAAGCAAAGTTCACGGCGTATTCGGCGCACCCTTGCTGGTCTTCCACATGCCAATCCGCGATGATGAGTCCCTGCATCGCCGCGATTGCGGCTTGGATACGTACCTTCTCCCAGTCTTCCATTGAGTTGCTCATTTCGCGGCCTCCTCTCCTTGGAGCAAAAGCGTCATTTCTCCCAAGATCGCATCGAACTCAGTCGGCTCGACATACGCCCTTTGCGCGAGGTTGAACTGCTGAAAGGCCAGATGTGTCAGACTCCAAAGTTCGGCGAAGTGCTGGTTGTCTTTCGACTTTTGCAGTTCCTCGAGCACAGCCTCTTCCCACGCATGAGGGCGAAACTCCTCGAGCGAACACCAATGGTTCCAGTCCCGAACCTTCGCATTCACACGCTCGAATCCTCTCCTCAGAATGACAGAAAGGTCGTATTTCATTCGACATCCTCCGAGGTTGAGATGGTCTTCAGTTGCTTGGTGAGAGCTTCGATTTCGCGCCGAAGGAACCTGATTTCAAACGCCATCGATTGCCTCGATTCCGCTGGTCGGTTTTCAGTCTGTTCATCTCGGATCAGTGCCCGGATGTGGTCGCAAAACTCTGCGCTGTACAGGGCGGCACGCACCTCGATGCGTGCCGCTTCCCGCGCAAGTTCGACTGCTTGGTTTGCTCGTTCCATGAGTCGGTCGATTTGCTGGGGTTGCATACGATCAGAATGGTACCTCGTCCGGGCCTTCAGCGGCCTTCTCAGCGGCCTCAATCTGCGCGAGGATTGCTGGGTTGAGTTGTTTGCGCCCCCGTGACGAATCCATTGGGCGAGTTCGCACAGCGACTCCCTCTGTTCCGTCCTGTTTGCGGTACGTCTCGGTGTAGACTGCGAAACAAATCTCAGCCCCGTCCATTTTCCTCACGAATGCGATGAAGTTCTGCGTGTCTGTGAAGTCCAACTCAACACCGTCTGCGGCGTACTTTTCGCCCTTTGGGTCGATGGCCGCGAGAAGGTTGTTTAACTTCCACCACATCTTCTCGGAGTTGATGTAATCGTCGACCACCTTCCCCGAGGTCGTGACGAACTCGAGTTTGATCTTCGTGTCGCCCTTTGGCGTGCACTCTATTTCACGCGGGAACTGAATCGTCCCCTTGTAGATGCCGGGAGTGCGGATGAACTGACCTTCGCCAGCCTTTCGATTGATGATAAATGCCATACTTTACTTCGTTGAGATTTTCTTGATGAGAGCTTCGGTGCGGTTGCGGATGTCCTGCTGGACTCGGGTTGACAAACTGGTGAGACGCTCGACCTTGAAGAAAGCGAGTGCTGCTCCGTAGTGTGCTCCTAAGAGGGTCTTGAACTCGTCCTCGATGTCCTCAATCACCTCTGCCTCGACTGTGGGTGGCGCAACGGGATCGGAAACGTCGCTTTTCTGCTCCGTCAAAGCGTCTAGGACAGGCAAGGGCATGGGTCTGTCAGCGATTGGCTGTGCAGCTGCTGGACTGAAGTCCGTGACCTCCTCTGGCGTATAAACGCCGCTGACAACGTCAGGCGCGAGTAGTCGCACGGCCTCTGAGATGAGACGTGCCGTGAGCATCTGTCTCGGATGCTTGCGGTAGTTGTCTTTAAGTTCGCCACCTTTCCCGAGCGCAACCCCGCTCGCCACAAGTTCCTGCATAGTCACCTCCATCTCGAGGTCGTTCTCCCGGAACGTCCACCTCGCCTTGCAGCGTTCGTGGGTTCGAGTGATCCATTGGACGCGCCCCCCGGCTCGCACGTATTTTCCGAGCATCGCATCGCTCTTCATCGAGAGTTTGCCGTCGAGCAGATGGTATGTGGCCGTCACCTCGAACGGTGTCAGACCACTTGCGAGGCATTGGAGGGCGAGGATTTGACCCTGAGCGGGTTTGGTGCATCCGAACATCCCCGACGAAGCAAACGCCTCGCCGAGTTGCATCGCCGCCCCTACGGGGTCGGCAACGCTGCTGAATAGTGTCATCGTTTTGTTTTCCATTTTCTTGTCTGTTGTCTGGGTTTACTGCCCTTGCGACTGCACTTGAGCCGCGAGGATTAAGACGGCGTCGGCCGTGCTTAAAGTGATCGTGAGACGCGGGAACCTCCGCTGTGCCTCACCTTTGAGTCGGTTCTTCCAAACGCGTTGCTCTTCGCCCGGGCGTTTCTGGAAGCCGATTGCTTTTTGCCACCGCTTGGGTGGCACCATGTAAAGTTCGAAGCCGATAGCCATTGCTGCACCTTGGAGGAACCCGACGTTCCGATGCAACACCGCGAGGCTTGAGTGTCCTGCGCCGAAGATCGCAGTCGCTGGTTGCTCCATCGCTACCTTCCGCACGCCAGCTGCTGCAAGGTTCCGTAGTGCGATCAGGATGTCGCCGTCGGTTTGCGGCATCTTCTGGCATCTGAAGTCATCACCATCATGCCAAGCGATTCCCCCGTTCACCCCCGGGTCTACAGCTAACCATTCCCAAGGTTTCATCGTGTCCTCCTTCTCTTAGGTTGAGGCCGTGGAGGTGAGCAGGAGACGCAGAAGCGTCTCCCCTGTTTCTTGTCGCACGGTTCACCACAGCGGCGGCATCTAACCGCCGGACGAAGGAGAATGTCCACGAACCGACTTTTAAGGAGGAGGTGCTTCCCGCTCTGAAGCGATGAGGCGATGTCCTCTCGATTCTCGGAGATCAGCAGCAAGATTGGTCGAAGGTCGTTCATCGTTGTTGTTTGTTGTGCTCCTCAGCGAGTGCTGCAAAAGCGACTGCATAGGTGAGGATCAGCAACATACCAGCTGCTGCCTGTAGCAACGGACAGTCTCCCAGTTGGCTAACGGCTACAGCATCCCCGGTGGCCAGCAGTAGGGAGGCAATGGCGATTTGGTTGTGTGTCATACTCGATCAAATGTTGCAGACGATGACGCCACCATCAAATGTCAGCACCTGAGTCTTGCCTTGGATGAACTCAAGGGCGCACTCCTCTTTCGCCTCTTCCTCATCCTCGCCGCTGAGATCGTCGTCATTCAGCCAAATCCATCTCCAATCTTCAGCGGCTTCGACCGCCGACGAGTATTCAGTCCACTCGCAACGGATGGCGACGACATCCAGTTCTTGTTCTTCACCGCAGTCCTCTTCGTACGCCTCAAGAAACTCGACCAACGCTCTTGCGCCGTTGTAACTCCACGAACTGAACGGGTCGTCGAGGAGGATGTTGATTGCTTGTGCTTTGGTAAGGGTCTGTTTCATTTTTGTGAGGTGTTACGGATCATCGAACGCACGATGAGGTTGACAGTCGACTCGACCGCTTCAGTTGTGGTCATCGGCACGCATGGCGTGAGAGCTTCCTCAGCCTCGCTGACCGCTTCGTCGAATGAAGGAGCTTCACCTTCGCCCCGGGCATTGGACCATCTGAACCAACCGACCGTATAGGGCGATGGCCAGATGTTGCTGATTCCGTTTTGGTGTCTGTATTGTGTTGAGGTCATGTGAGGTTGTTTTGGGGTTTGGGGTTAGACGGGGAGCACATCTGTAAGGCGTGCGGAGGGAACGGGTTTCCCGGTCTTCTCAAACCTAATGTGCGCCTTGTACTTGTGGCCCTTGCGTGTTTGAAGACTGCGTCCCCAGCCGCAATAGGTTGCACGGACCAACTCGCCATCGAGCGTTCCGACGAATCCGGCGTGGCCGAAAGTTTCCTTTCGGATTTTTAAGTGAATGTAAGTGTGCCCATAGCGGCGGGTTGCGCGGACGTAGGGGAGGAGGTTGATAATGTTCATTTTTGTGAGGTTAGTTTGATTGACGGTCTCGTCAGCACCCGCATCACGGGTGGACCGGGTCGCCCCGGTTTCGACCTAGTAAGCGGCAAGAACTGCCACGGGAAGAGCGAGTTCCCCCCGGCGCATCTGGTAGGGGTGGTTTGGATTTACTTCTTTCAGCTGCGCATAGCATTCGCCGTCAATCGTGCGGAAACTGAGGATTGCGAAGACTGCCTTTGTGTTTGCTGCTGTCACGATTTGACCGACTGAGAGTGAGTTGGTGTTCATTAGTGTTGGGGTTTGGTTTGGTTTGGTTGTGCCCCCCGTGAGGGGGGCAGTGAGTGTTACTTGGCCGCCTCTTGCTTGGCCTCCCAATATTCTTTGCCCAAGTCATCATTGGGAATCGGGTTAGCCAACGCATCCGCAGTCAGTGCGTCATTCAACGCCCATTGCAAACTCAAATCCCCTGCCACCGCTTGTTTGAGGGCTAATTGCACCCACTCCTCCAAGGATGCCAGCGCCCAAAAGACGGACTTTTCTGCGAAATTGATCTCGTCGGGTGTGCCGGTCTGACGAACCAGATGGAGTTGAGCGACTGCCTCGGCGTGGTTCGCTTCAGCAGTGAGGATGCCTTGGTGTAACTGCTCGGGGGTCCATTGCAGATCGCCAGCGTTCTGTTGGTACAGCGCTTTGACAATGGTGCGCACTGTATCGAGGGTCCAGTTGGCAGGGAATGAGGATGAGGTGTTGATCTTTGTAGTCTTCATTGTCTTGGAGTTGTTGTTCGTCTCAGGCAACCGCGCCCTCAACTGAAACCAAGTAAACCACAGGAGCGAATCCCTGTACACGCTTTTTTTTACTTTTTTTGCAGTCGTGCCGAACTGCTTTTGTTTCAAGCGTTTAGAAACAAAAACGGTGCCGCCCAACCTCACTTGGACGGCACCGAACCCCAGACAACTATCGTTGCGCTGTGGTCAAATCATCGCGCACGGCAGACGTATGTCAACACTCTAGCTAAAGGTCTCTGACAAAGTCTGTTATCTCGGAAAGCGTATTGCGAACAACTTCTTTCTGTTCAGCAGTAAGTGCCTTGCGGTCAATCTTTTGTACCCATCTGCGAAACCCTTGAGCGACTCTCTCGACCGTAGGTAACTCCTTCAAGTAAGGTGCTTTGCATTGCTGAAATCGGTACTTGGTTTTGTTCCATTGCGTCTCGGGGAGCGAGAGCCACGCTTGAATCTCGGTTTGCAGTTTCGAGAGGTTCGCAGCAGTCATGCCGAGGTCTTGCGCGGCCTCGGCTAGAGTAGACCACCCGATGAGACTCTGGAGGTCAGCGGCAAAGCAGAGTGCGACGGTCTTGGCCTTGGCATCGCCCGGCCCCATAAGCCAAGCAAGGACGCGGTGCAGAAACATCCCGCCCGTCCGGGTGTCTACCGTTGCGGCCACCTTGGCCATCTCAGCTTCGTGCCATTGTGAAATCGCGCGAGCAGTCTCAATCGGAATGCGGAATCGGTCGGCCAGAATCTCGGCGGGTGAGTCGAGTTCGCTCGGGTCGAAGGTCCAGAGCGCATCCTGTTGTGCGGCGGCTTTTTCGGTCGTGTCGGGGATGTAGTTCACGCCACAGCACTCTCAAACAGAGAGGCTTCCGCGTCACGCCGTTTCTGCAAGCCCGTGGTGTTCGGCCACAGTCTTTTCATCGAGCGGAGGAGGTCGGGAACGTCATACAGACGGCCATCGCGGAGTGCATTCTGAATCCCTACCATCTCGGCGCGACGGTCGCCCGAGAGTGCTGCGCCCCTGTTGAACACCAGCGAGATAAGCGCATCGCGTGCGGGTGCTGGCAGAGTTTCTGCCTGTGGATAAATCCGCATGGTCTGGAGGTAAAACCGAGGGACGGTGATGCGTTGAAACACGTCGAGAGCTTGGTTCCAAGTGACCTCGATAGATCGCACGGCCTCCCGTGAGTGAAGCCACAAACGCGCGGCCTCGCCGCGGATTCCGAGCGCACCTTTAAGCAACTCGAATGAGGTGTCTGCGAGGACTGGTCCCCAGCTCTCAGCAAACTGCGCTTCGGTGTTGTAGCCCAAATCGAACCCGATGCCGACGGTTACCCCAGACTGCTCGCCCGGCCACGTTGGGCGAGAGAGGAACTTGCGGAAGTATGTTTCACCGCCACCGACTTCATAGTCGAGCAGCAGTTTGAGACCTTCGGGTGAGAGAGTCATTTCTCGAAAAGCTCGGCCAGTTTTCCCCAAAGTCGGGCTCGGTCTTCCTCGCAAGCAGCTGCGCGACGTTCGACTGCTTCGATGCGCTGGTCGTGCTTAGATTCCATCGCGTCGAGACGTTGGTCGGCTTTGGCTTCCGACTCGTTCAACCGTCGCGCCAACCACACAAGGCCGGCGGCGAGTACGGCGGCGACTGGGCCTTGGGCGGCGACAATGTCGAGGATGTCAGCGGCGGCGATGGTCATTTTTCGCGACGGAAAATGTTGATGGCTGAGTAGAGAGAGACTCCGGCGGTTAAAACCGCGTCGGCTTGGTCTGGCGCGATTTTTAGACCAAAAAGCGTTGCGAGGCTTACGAGTCCTCTCCATGTCGACGGTTCAAAGATTCGGGCGATTATGTATTTCATGGGTTAAAAATAGGTTGTGACCATTACCATTCCGGCGGCTCCGTTTCCTCCTGCGCCGGATTGCGAACCTGTTTGGGTTGCTCCTCCTCCTCCTCCTCCAGCGGCTGGGAAACCTCCTGCTCCTCCTGTCCCTCCATCTGTATTTATCTGCGCCCCTCCTCCTCCTCCTCCCGACCCAGACGCTAGGAAACCAAATTCAGCGTTGGAATTGGCGGTTCCGTTTCCTCCATTGATTGCGGTTGTGGTGTTTCCGGCTCCCCCTCCTAGCGCGTTGAGTGCGTTGGAGCGACCTCCGTTTCCTCCGAAAAAAGGTGCGTTCCCTGTCGAAATCCCCCCCCCTGCCCCTCCTCCTGCGCCACCATAGCTCCACGCGACATTTTGCGCGTTCGGGTTGCCGATGGCTCCGGCACCACCGTTGACCGCTGCGCTCGCCCCTGCATTTGAGTTAAGTGCGGCGGCTCCTCCGCTTCCGAGCGTGATGGAACCGCCTATCCCTCTTCCTCCTCCTGTGGCGACCAAGGTTCCGAAGGCCGAGTTGAAACCGTTGGTTCCGTCGACTCCATTAGCGGTTGCGGTTTGTCCGTTGCCACCAGGGCCACCGGCTCCGATCGTGATGGCGACTGTTGAGTCTAGAGCGGCAGCGGGTAGCGTTACGTTGAGGTAACTGCCTCCACCTCCTCCGCCTCCTCCACAATGCACGACGTTGGAGGATGCGTCTTTGCGTCCACTCCCTCCTCCTCCCCCTCCTCCGAACATCTGCACGTTTACGGATTTTGCTCCTGTTGGCTTTGTCCAAGTTGCCGTGCCGGACGGGTGAGTTGTGAGGGTGTAGAGATTGATTTGTGGCGGCGTCCCTCCTCCGGTTGGTTTGTCCGCGAGGTCGTTGTAGCTGCCGGAGGTGGCAACGGTTGCGAGACTCGGCGTGCCCGATAGGTCGCTATACGCGCCAGAGGTGGCCACGTTAGCAAGTGCGGGTTTGCCGCTGAGGTCAGCATACGCGCCAGAGGTGGCCACCGTTGAGAGTCCCAACGCCGTTTTCGCGGCGGCGGCATCAGTTGCCGATAGCAACTGTTTGCCCACCGTGGTCGCCTGACCGAGGAGGTTGTTTGAGACCTGTTGCATGGTTAGCGATAAAAGTTAGCGATAAAAGAATGCGAGCACGAAGGCTGGGCCACCGTCCCCGCCTCTGCCACCGCGAGACTGATACAACGATGCGGCCTCGGTGATGCATCCACCACCGCCACCTCCTCCACATCCCGGCATAGCGTTCGCGCCGTCTCCACCACGACTGCGACTGCTCAACCCGTCAACGTAAGACCCTCCCCCTCCAGCACCTCCGAAGAAGCAAGTCGGAGTGCCAACGGTGTGATAAATCGGGATTGCATCACCGCCCGTTGACGAACCGTTGGCAAAGGTGCTGCGACCTTGGAAGTCCACAGTGGTCTGCGCGATTGCGTCGAACAGGAACCCGTTCGCATCGCAGATTCCACCGCCGTCGTAGTCACTCCCATCTGCTGCCGCACCTCCTCCCGAACCGGGATGAACGGTTGCGAAATCATCGGTGCCCCACGACTGCACGATTGGCGCAATGCCAGCCGAGTTGTAACCACCCGTGCCGACGCTGAAGGTCGGATTGATGCGCCCTGTAGGAGCATTGTTCGATAGGCCAGCTGCTGATCCTGTGTTTCCCGCAAGCCCTCCTTTGCCTCCCTCGTTGCTCGGAATGTTGATGAGCATCTGGTTTGTCACCCCTTGGGTCATCCCTTGGAATATGGCCCCGTTGCAGTAGAGTTGCAGACCTCCACCGTCGCCACCTTGGATGCTCTCGCCATTCATGTTGTCGTAAGCCCTCGGCGTTCCTCCAGCACCAGCACCACCGAGCACGGCGGTGAAGGTCACATTTTCGCAGGGCAGACGCTGGATGCGTCGGAGCACTCCGTTGGACCCACCAGCACCTCCACCAGCTGCTGGTGCTCCCGGGTCGTTAACCTTCTCAAACAACGCACCCGCGCCTCCTCCTCCTCCAGCCGAGCACGCGATGATGTCGACCCACTTGTACCCAGATGGTGTTGAGAATGAAACGGTCTGATTTGACCCTACTTGCCCCTGCGTTAGGAGCACATGAAACTCAAAGCTGGATGCCTGACCACTCGGTGTGATCGGTTCCCACTTAGATAAAGTTGCGTTCCATGTGAGCACCTGTCCGCTAGTTGGTGCTGCAGTTGAAACGCTTCGCCCCTGTATTTTGTCCACAGTCGGGTTTGGGTACGTCCCCGACAAATCACCACCCGCTGACCCCGATGGTGCTCGCGAGTTGCTCAAGCGCGAGTCATTTCCCTCGCACGCCGTCCCCGCGCTGCTGCCGAACGAGACCGAGAGCGTGCGGTCTGACGCGAGAGTGCCACCACCAGAGAGACCCGTCCCTGCGCTGATTGAGCGAGTCGTTTGCACGGCTCCGACGATGCGCGAGTCATCTCCAGCGGCCACGGTGTTGGATGTGGTGCCGACTGATTTCGTCGCGGAATCACCCAACCCTAAGTTGGTCCGCATCTGCGCTTGGTCCGTCGAACCCATGAAGGTATCGACCACTTGTGTGACTGGTAAATCTGCCATGATTTTGAGTGGTTAAGCTGCTCTTGTGTACTTGTCTGTGGTGCCCGGGCGAAGGTAAGTGCCTCCCTCGGGACGTGTGAAAGTGTAGGTTGTCGTGCCACCGCCACCACCGCCTGTTGTCGGCATCACCAGCATGGCGTCCCACTTGGTCGAATCGGTTGGCACCTCGGAACCCGAAACCGACTTGCGAACGTAGCACCCAATCGTCTGCGCGGTGGTGTCCTCGTACCGAACAACTTGGCCAACGGTGTAGACGGTGCTCGCAGAGTAAACCCCGACGAATACAAACGAAGTCCCTGCGGCACCAGGATCACCAGCTGGTCCCTGCGGCCCCTGCGCCCCAGACGCCCCCGATGGCCCTGCGACGCCTCCCGACGCGACAAGGACGTTGATGCGTTCGTTCAAAAACGGTGCGACGAGGAAGGTGATGACGCCGCTTGTCACAACGTAATCGATTCCAGCCGACTGCATCACCCCGCCGACCGAGACGATGAAGTGTGCATCGGTCGAATCGGTCGAGCTTGTCTCGAACACGGTTTGCGACCCTGTGCCCGTGAAACCGAACTGCGTAAGCGCAAACGAACCACTCCCGCCGATGCTCGTAGGCTTGTCCGTGAGGTCGTTGTAGCTGCCCGTATTGGCGACGGTCGCGAGTCCGAGGGAGGTTCTGGCCGCTGCTGCGTTGGTCGCTGAAATGAGGCTTTTACCGACCGCCGTCGCGTCTTTAAGCAGCTGGTTGGAAACTCGCTTCATACCATTGTGCTGCTCGTCAAATGCGAGAAGTCGAGACCGAGTCCTGTGATCCACGGTTTCGGCTCCCCGTACCATCCCGCGCCAAACTTGGTCTCTGCGAAATCATCGAACGCTCGCAGAAACTTGGGACGCACGGCGTCGAGCGAGAAGTTGGCCCGTGCGAAACGCACCATTGCCGAGCGGTCGATGCGGTCCACGTTGGCTATCCCTCGCAGGATGTCGCGCATTGAGAGGCATCGGAACCCATTGACTCCATCGACGATGTACTCCGTCATCGCGCCGAAGTCGCTAACGATGGGGACGCACCCCGAGAGCATCATCTCAACTGCCGTCCCTCCGAACGGCTCCCAGTATTGGGAGAGAAGAAAGCCGAACCTCGCGCGACCCATCAACTCGCGCCGCTGCTCGATACCAACGCACCCAACAAACTCAACGTGATCAGGCCACTCCTTGAGACCAAACGCATCTGGTCCACCTTGTCCCGCGACCTTCAGCTTGATGCCCATGCGCTTGCAAGCGTCCATCGCAACGTGGAGACCTTTGTTGACCCCGATGCGCCCGATGTAGAGCGCATAATCTTCACGCGGCAAAGAGTCGTCGAAGTCGGCCAGATTGAAATAGTTCGGAACCACGCGCCACGACCATTGCGGCTTGCAGTGAGAGACTCGGTCGGTGCCGTAATGCGCGGCCAGAAGCGGGTAGGATTCGTAACAGCGGAATGGCGCGAATGCGTGACCGTTGCCGATGCCGGGTTCAACGACGACCAAGTCGTTGTCCTTGTTTGCGGCGAAAGTTGCTTCAGCGGTCCCGCCCCAAAACGCGAGGACGAAGTCCCCCTTCTGCTTGGTCTGCAAAATCGCATCCCCCGCCACCAAGTTGTAGACGCGGTGCGACAAGTCCGAACTCGAGAACTTGAACTGGTTTTTGCGCCAGTCGAAATCGCCGTAAGTCTGCTGGTGGATTTCGCGAGTGATGACGTTGACGTGTTCGTGCGCAGCAGTTTGCGAGTCTGGGTGACCGTAGTGGACCGTGCGGAAGTCCTTGGAGTCTTTGAACATCTCCAAGAACTTCAAGACCTTCTGCGTGAAAGCGCACGCTGAGTATTCTGGATGCGTTACGGTGTGAGGGACAGCAAGGCAATGCAACGTAGTCATGTCGCATAGGCTGGAGCAAATGCTCCACGCCTCAAGTGTAGAAGGGGATAAACTTGCCGCCGATCCCTACATACCACCCTGCGATCTGCGTCGGGTTGGTCGGTAGGTTGTCCGTCTCGCCGATGCCATACCCCTGTGGTCCTTGCGGCCCCGGTGGCCCGGGTAACCCGCTCGCGCCTGTCGCTCCTGTTGCGCCATCCTCTCCTAAAGTACCCGATGCGCCAGCTGGACCTGACGGACCCTGTGGCCCTGCTGGCCCAGCTGGACCCTCTGGCCCCGGTGGACCTCCCGGCTCGCCCGGCTCGCCTTTTGCGCCAGCGACTCCCGGTAGCCCGCTCGGACCCGTCGCGCCATCTGCACCAGTTGGCCCCACGATACCTTGCGCCCCTTGCGGCCCTGCGGGTCCACTCGGCCCCGGAACGCCTTGCGGCCCGATTGGACCGCTCGGCCCAGTCGCGCCTTTCAAACTGCGATTCGTGAAAAACCAACCAGAACCCGCTCCGTTGCCCGGGTTGTCCGTTTTCTCATAAATGTCGCCTGTTAACGCATTGATCCAAATGTCCCCGACGATGCCTGTCTCCCAGTCGTTAAGGTTCGGCGCACGGTCTTCGATGAAGATTTCAGTCCCCGGCGGTCCCGGTGGACCTCCGGGTGTACCGGGTTCGCCACTTGGCCCCGCAAATCCTCGCGGCCCAGTCGCTCCCTCCGCACCAGCGAGTCCAGACGGACCTTGCGGACCAACTGGCCCCTGCGCCCCCTGCAAACCCGATGGACCCTCTGGCCCCGTCGCGCCACTTGGCCCCGTCGCGCCCGTCGCACCACTCGGCCCCGTCGCACCACCCGGCGACCCTGCTGGCCCTGATGGACCGCTCGGCCCAGTCGCGCCTGTCGCTCCACCAAACTCACCCGCTGGACCTTGCGGCCCGACCTCGCCCTGCAAACCACTCGGTCCCGTCGCGCCACTCGGCCCCGTTGCGCCACTCGCCCCTTGTGCGCCAGATGGTCCTGCGACACCTTGAGGTCCGACCGTCCCGCCCGAGGCGATGAGCACGTTGATTTCCTCTCCGCTCGGTGGCGCAGAGGCAAACGTGATCAACCCGTTTGTCACCGCGTAGTCAGTCCCCGCTGACTGGAACACGCCACCGACGGCGACTATGAAGTGCGAATCGACCGAACTGGTTGAGGTGGTTTGGAATGTGGTCTGAGCACCCGTCCCCGTGAACAACTCTTGCGATAGCGCAAAGGAGGTCGTAGTGCCTGTGCTGGTGACGAGGGTGTTCCAGCCGCTGGAATCGCTTTTCGGAAACGAGAGAGTGCCGTCGGCGGTGTTGACGAGCAGCACCCCCTGCGGAATCCCTGCGGCAGATGGGAGACCACTCGTCTCCTTGCGGAGTTGGCGAATGAGGTTGGCCATGCTCGCTATTCAATCACACCACAATCGATTGTCACACCAGCAGTCGCGGGGATGTTCTTGCTCGCCGCTGTGATGCGCCCGTAGGTATCGACCGAGAACATCACTTGTTCGGTGCTCGCGGTGAGTCCCGAGATGGTCGCGAGGTCAACGCCGCCGGGTGAGACTGCGATGCGGTTCGCGGAAGCCGATTTGACCGAGATGAGAGTCCCGACCTTTTGCAACCCGTCACCAGCGTCTGCGACTCCTGCGCTTGAGAACTGAGTGAATACCAACCCCGTCGTCCCGATTGCGATCGCGCCTTGCGTGGACAGCACCCAGCCAGTTGATGCGTTGCTTGTGCCCTGTTCGACGAAGCAGAACGACCCCGAGGTCAACTCGGTGCCTGTGTCCACGTCGGTGCGCCGGGTGAGGATAAACGGTGAGTTGACGTTGCCCGATGCGGTGACGGTGTAGATGCCGTTTTGAAGGGTCGGCGTCTGGTTCTTTACGAGCACGTACTCGCCGTTATTGAGGGTGTGACCATCGACGACCAACTCGCCGTTTACGTCGGCCACCAGAGTTGCACCGACGCCGCTCGACCCGTTGTTGTAAGTGCAAGCGGGTAATGCTGCGGCGGTTGCAACGTGTACCGAGGCTTTTACGTCGAGACCTTGCGCGAGGTCGTCCACATACTTTTTGTTGACCAAATGATTGGTCGCCGTGGGTACACCAGAGGTCGAAATCAACCCCGCACCGAGGTCGAGATTCTTCGATGCATCGACGATGAGCACCTTGTTTGCGGTTGCTGTCCCGTCGCTGAGTCCCGCGAGTTTGTTGAGTTCTGCGGTCGTGACCAACGCGCCATCCAGCTTGTTGAGTTCAGCAGCGTCAGAGGTTACTTGCGTCCCACCGATTTGCAGCTGACCCGTGATGTTGGCAATGCCGTTGAAGTTCTTCTGCCCTGCAATGGTCTGCAAACGGTTGGCCGTGGTGACCATCCCCTCGGAGGTCGATGTGCCTTCCCCGCCGATTGGGATGATGGTCCCATCGGCCTTTTTGATCATGAGTTGGTTGTCAAACTCCTGCCACAGCATCTCCCCAGGTTGCAAAGTGATTCCCGCGACTCCCGTGGATGCGAGGCGGCGTTTGATTTGGATAGTGTTCGGCATAATGTCTTGATGTTGTTAAACTTGGCCCCCGTCGATTCCCGCCCCGAGAGCGTCGAGCGTTGTGTAAGTTGTGACTCCTCCGACGACGCCCACGATGTTGCCGTCAACGCCTGTGCCAGCAATCGCTGCTCCTGCACCAATGTTCGCACGCGCCTGAGTTTGCTGGGGACCAGTCAACGTCTGCGGGGTGAACAACAGGACTGATGCGGCGATGTTCGATGTGTCGAAAAAAGGGAGGCTGACGGGTTGAGAGGCGCGACGGTTCGTGTTCTCGACCTTCCAGCGAAGAGCGCGAGTGGTCGTCAGATTGCCGTCGTAAGCCCACGCAATCTCGGCTTGAAGCACGACCGAAGGAACATCCACCACGGTCTCATCCCCCCCGGCGGTGATGACGGTGACACCGAACCCAGACGAGCGTGAATGGGGTGCGGTTCGCTGTCCGATTGTGGTCGCCGTGACGGTGACGATGTCGTTGACCGCTGAGGCTAAAAACGAGAGGTCGGCATCGATGGCGGTAGCGACTTTTGCGGCGAGTGCGGCGGCGGTCTCAGTCCCGTCGAATAACACCTTCAGCAAACGACCGCCAAGGGGTGAATCTGGCGTCGGAGTGGTCAAACCACCTAGCCACACCCGAACAGGTCCAGAAGCGTCAGCAAGGTCGAAATAAACGCCTTCCGTCGTCGTTGCTTTTGTTTGTACGGCGACCACCTCGGCGGCGTCATAAGGATCAACCCCGAGGAGTCTGTCGATGCCACCGCTCGCAGTATTGAGGGTGGCGCGGTACGAGAAAGCCCCACTGGTCACCGTCCTCGCCCAGCTGGCGAAGGACAACAGAGGGTTTGCGTCGAAGTCTCCCTTCGGTTTTATGGTCAACCGCAACCCCGTCGAACTGCCCATGTCCACGGTCGAACTCGACGAGATAGTGCTGCGGAACTCAATGGCCGTTGGAATGACATCGCCGTTGCGAACCAAGACCTCTTGGTCGTCAGAGCGGCGAAGACCGCTGACGTAAACGAGTCCAGAATCGAGTGCGACGGTGAGCGTGAGCATTCACTTTTGGCCCTTCATCAACCGTCAGACGAACGATGGACTGCCGCGCCCGATGAAGATGTGACCCTTTGCCACTTGGTCGAGGGTTGTGGTCGGTGAGTCTCCTTCCTGCTCCCCCGGAGTGGTCACGATGTAGGCGAGGACGATTTTCCACGTGATTGCTGACTCGGTCTCGACGGCTTCGAGCGGTTCGGTTGTCGGTTCGATGTCGAGCATCACTTGACTGATTCCTTGCGATTCAAAGGTCTGGAAGTCCCCCGTGACGCTCAGAACGACCCTCTCTGTCCCTTGGAAAGTCGGTGTCGCGTCGAGTTGCTTCTCCGGGTAGTCTGTAAATGCGGGTTGGCCATTGATTGTCCCCCAACGAACAAACACGGCTTTTTCACCATCGCCCTCGCGAATGGTCACCTTAAAAGCGTGAGGGAATGAAACTGCGGCTGTGCTCGACGCTTGCCGTCTCTTTAACGAAATGAACTGACCACGCGGTGTCTGAGTCGCATTGATGTCAGGAGTGCTCTGGATCGCGAGTCGCGGCAAGTGGTCGATGATTGCATTGATCGCACTTGCAATCGCTCCCCCGGTTTTGAGTCGCTTAAGTTGCATGGTTTTAAGGTAGTGGTGGCTCCTCCTCGCATTCAAAGGGAGGAAACCCGTCGTTGACATCCCGCGGTATAGGTCCAGCGACATTGCTCGCGAAGTTGCCGAGGCTTACGGGGAGAGGGAATGCCACTTTGCGAGGCTTATTTTCGGTGAGAGGCCGAGCGTCATCCAACTTTCGCCACGTCGAATCGTCTTGATTGTCCATCATCAACACATCCTCAACGGTCTCGGCGGGTACTGCCGCGCCAGTAACGGTAGGCGCGTAAACAGGAGGTGGCCCCGTGCAATAATCGTCCGCACCTCCTCCGTCTGGTGGTGGGTCTGGTGGTGGGTCTGGAGGTGGTGCCAGCTCACACGCTTCAACAGGGATGGACAGGGTGCCGTAGTAATATGGAATGTCTGCCTCTCCTATCATGTTGCGCTCGGTGACGATGCAACCGCGAGACCAGTCTGGCACAGTTTCACGGTTTGCACCCGTGCCCGGCATATCCCCCTGCGTCGGCTCGGGGTCGTAATCGCAGTTTGGCTTGGTCTCGATGTGATGGATGAAGGTCTCGCAATGGTAGTTCGTGAAGGTGCTGCTTTTCATCGGCGGCAACCCCTCTTCGTCATATTGCACCTCTTGCCCTTCGAGATTGGTCTCCTCTGGGGTTGCAGGAAGCAGTCCGGGGTGGCCCCCGTAAGTGGTGGCTTCGTAGCTGTCTCCACGCTTATGAATGAACATCATGGGAAGGAGCAACTCCTTCTCAAGCGTGTGGTGCGTGACTACGTTGGTATCTAAGTAACTCTCTGGAGGTTGGTCTGTTGTTTCTCCGTTTTCGCAAATGTCTTCGGCGTCAACCCGATACAAAGAACTGTTCCACGGCCCTTGAACGAGTTCGCATGGGTAGAGGCTTCGCTCAACGCCTGTGACTAGCTCCTTTATGAAGCATTGCTGGCCACTGTAGTTCTCGACCTGCTCGAGGATGACTTCGCCCCCGGTTAAAACGTAGTAAGGTCGCAGCTTCCCAGCGTCGGTCTCCTCGATGGGTTTCTCGAGCGTGTATCCCGCGATGGGGTTGTACCCGCACATATCGATGATGTGGTCACCAGCAATCCCGTCCCCGTCTAAATCGCCCGGAATGTCAGACCCTCCTCCTCCTCCTCCTCCACTTGAACCGCTACCTCCACTTGACCCTCCGCTTGACCCTCCACTCGAACCATCGCCACCGCTTGCACCACTCGAGCCATCGCCACCGCTCGCCCCGCTTCCCCCACTTGAACCGCTTCCTCCACTTGATCCTCCTCCTCCTCCTCCATTCTGATTTTGCTTATCCTCGATGCACTGTTGTTCGGCAGCTGCCCAAAGCGCAGTAAAGTATTCAAAATCCGCGTTGTAAGCGCAGAGAGTCCATTGGCAAATCGGGTCGTATGGATTGAACTCAGGGTATGTCTGCGTGTTTGCGTAGTAATGCTTTTCAGCCGACCACTTGACTTTGATTTTTACACACAGGGTGCTGACCGTCCCCGACAACTGAAACCCGCGTGTCTCCTTCCCTCCATTGAGCGTCACAACTGGACCGACATAGCCAATGTGCCAAGGAGTGACGATGTAGAACTTTTCGCCCTCACGAATGATTGGCGCGAATCGAGAAGCACTCGATGCGGAATCGTCCACAGGCGTTTTGCGCTTGAGGTTGAGCACCGTTCCACGCGGCGTTGCGTCAGCGGTAAAGTCCTCATTTTGCTGCACCAACAGACGATTCACTTGCCGTGCAATCGCGTTCACGGCATCAGAAATCGGTCCTTTGGTCGTTATGTAGGGGATACGCATCAGCTGTAAATTTGAGTGGCCCACCCATCCCCGGTGTACTGCCCGAAGTTGGCCGATGCGTTGCGGTACAGGAGACTGATCTTCCAGCGGTTGCCAAACGGTTCAGCGGTCGCACCAGCGAGCAACCACGAAGTCGAGCTTCCCCAAATGTCTACCTCGGGGAATGCGATTTTGCCGATGTCATTGACCAGCATCCCGAATGCTCCCCATGTGTCTATGTAGGTGACTTTCAAGGTCGAGCCATTCCCAGCGATGTACGATGTGACGCCCTTGATGCTCTCTTTTTTGAACTCAACAAATCGCTTCGTTGACCCTGTGTCATTAGATTCAATCCAGATGGCATTGTCCTCGTCGGGGTCATCGGGAGTCCCTGCCAAGTCTTGAAACCGTGGATGCGCGGTGACGTTCTCGGTGCCGCTATTGGCGTCGATGCTCAACCGTTTGCGGCTTGCTGGACCGTAACTGCGAATCCTCCTCTCCTCGAGCGTTGTGAGTTGAGCGGCATCGTCGAAGACCATCGAGCGAGAGAGGATTTCTCTTTGGTCATCTGACGCCATGCTTGGCAGTTGCGGCGGCGAAATGATGTTTGCGATTTTGTTGCCGCGATACACATAAACCGAAGTTTGGATGACGTTGCCAAACTCATCTCCCTCGAAGGAGTGCGAAGTTTTGAGAAACTGCTCGCCCTTAAAAATCGGTTGCATGGTTATGTGTAAAGATCGCTCGACCAGTCAGGTGCGCCGAGGAGTTGAACTTGAATGCGCCACGCTGCTCCATTTTGCTCCTGCGCCACCGAGGTCGAAAGGAGGTCGAGGCCGTTGAAAAGCGAGAAGTTCGGGATGCTTGGCATCGAGTAGATTTTGCCCGGAACCAGAGCGGAAGTTGCATCGTCCGACATAAAGGTCAGATTGAAGGTCCATTGCGGTGCCAGATAAGTAGTGATCCCGGCGAGTGCGTAATCGTCGCGAAACTGGATGAACCGTTTCCTTCCGTCGTAGTCCTCCCAGATCGCATTCTCGGCGTTGGGGTCGTCTTCGGTCCCTGCCCAGTCCTCGAAATCGGGATGAGCAGTGATGGGTTCGTTGGTGATGGTGCCCTCGACGAAGACAAACTTCTTCGAGAACGCAGCACCTCTATAGGTCGCCTCTGAAGTGCCAACTCCTTCATCGAGCATCTCGGTGACCTCGCGAGAGCTAACCAATGCCAACTGCGACGAGCCGAGCGTTTTCGTTGCTGGCCAGTCGTAAGGCGGTGCCTCTGCGCCAGACCGTGCAAATCGGTGACGGAAGGTCACCTCGATTGCGCCCATGTCATCGACTTGCGCGGAGACTGGAAACTCTTCAACGAAACTCATACGACGGCCACGTTTAGCGAACCCTGCTTGGTGATTGCAGCGACGACGGCATCCAGCTTCGAAGTCAGCGTTTGCTGGTACTGTTGGATTGCGCGAACGGCTGGGTCTTTTGCCTCCATCGCCCCGCCACCGGGCATCGGGAACGGAGGTGCCACGTCAAAGTCCATGCGCGGCGTTCGGAGTTGCTGCGATCGCATCTGGAAGAACTCAGCAGCAGGTGGTCCTTGCATCGGCATCGGTGCGGCGGGTTTGCGTTGCCGAGCGGCGAGGAATGCAGCTGAGTTTGCGAATCCTCCCCCGAGGTCTCCTGCACCTCGCAGTCCGGGTTCCTTCCCTTCGAGGCCAATCATCGGACCGCGCGGTGCGAGGTTCACCGTCCGACGACCCCCGCCGATTTTTTCGAGCGAGGTAAACGAGTCTCCAGTTCGCGCCGCGCCACTCGTTTTTGCCGCTGCTGCTTGCCCCTGCTTGGCCGTGAGTTCGGAGGTGCTTTTGAGTGTGCTCGATTGCTCGCGGAGAGCGGTGGCGTTGCGAAGTGCGGCTTCGGTCAGCTTGGCCAACTCCTGTCTGAGCTTCTCATTTTGCGCCTGTAAACGCTCGGTTGCGTTGGTCTGCTTTCCGAAACCCCGCTCGAATGCGGCGAGGAGTCCCTGACCCGGCGTGCCCTCCGCGTAAGCGTCTGAGTTCGAGGGAGGGATGATAGCACCGTTTGAGAGTGACTCTTTCGTGTTGTAGGTGATGCGCTTGCCACCCGCGAAGGTCTCGCGAACTTCCCCTGGGGTGAGCGGCGTCGGGTAACCAGCGGCCTTTGCTGCGGCGATTTCCTGCGCTTGAGCAGGGGTGACCATGCCGCTTGCTTGCGGTGCCATGTAGCTTTGCGAGGTTTGGAACCTCTGCTGGTTTGCACCCATTCCTTGCAAGGTGCGCTGACTGAGACCAGCGGTGTTTCCTGAGGAGAATACTGCGCCGACCAACTCACCGAGAGCGGCAGGGATGCGTTTGATGCCGTTAGTGACGTAGTCCAGCCACGCCTTCGCAGCGTCGAGGAGTGCTTTGCCGATAGTGTCAGCGACAGAACCAGCGACCGTCCCCAGAGCAGCGGTGAGGGTCTCTGATAAAAGCCCACCAAGGCCCGTCAATGCGTTGCCCTCGTCGAATATGCCAGCGATGCCCTGCAACGCACGGACGGCGGCTTCCGTGACTTCTAGGAAGGCAATCTTGCCGCTCGTCACCAGCACATCCCAGAGGGTGCCGTTTTTAATCGCCCCCTCGACGACTTGGAATGCGTTGACCGCGAAGTCAACGGCCTTGCCGAACCCCGCGCTGAACTGGTCGCTGAACTGCATCGCCTTCGCGGTTGCGGCGGTGAAGATGTTGCCGAGTGCAGTCCCAATCGGCGCGAACTTGCCGACCAGCGTCTGCGCGAACTCGATAAGAGGTTTCAGCCCGGTGGATGCGGCGATGCCGAGGTTGCGCTTCACCTCCTCGACGTTGTCCGCGAGCGTTGAGAGGAGACCGTTGAGTGTCTGCCCCTGTGCTGCTGCTGCCCCGCTGAAGAGACCAGTCGTGGTCATCTGCTGGAGAGCGTTGACCATGTCCTGCGCGGAGATAGACCCTGCCGTTAGTGCCTTCTGAAGTCCTGCGTCATCGAGGTTCAACGCCTTTTTCAACTCCTCCCCAATCGGGATTCCGCGTTCTAGAAACTGAAGGAAGGTCTCCGTCTGCATTTTGCCGACCGAGAGCGTTTTGACATACGGTTGCAGGATTTCCGCGAGCGGCTTTTTCGTCCCTGCGGCGATGTCACCGAGCACTCGAATGGTCTCCTTGAGTTGCTCGGCGGGGACACCAGCTGCAGCGAGTCCTGCCCCTGCATTCGAGATTTCGCCGAGTTGGAAGGATGTCGTTGCGGCGTACTTGGCCAACTCTGCGACCGCACCCTGCGCCGTCTCCGCTGATTTATAGAATGTAGTGAACTGTGCGACGACTGACTCGAACTCACCAGCGACCGAAATCGACTCCTTGAAGGTTTCACCGAAGCCGCGAAGAGCGGAGCCGACCGAAGACACCACTCCTTGCAACCCAGCGAAGAGTGCCTGACCCGATGCGACAGCGGCCATCTGCTTCGCGAACGAACCCATCTCCCCGAGTGCGGAGTTGAGTCCTTTGCGGAAGTCTGAGGTGTCGGCACCAATGCGGATTACTGCGCTGCTCATAGTTTTGCAAGTTGGCGTTCGAGATAGCTTTTCATGTCAGCGAGGACATTGGACATCGCGCGATTCACGATGCCTTTGCGTTCAGAAAACTCGTTCGACTCGGGTCGGTTGTTGGTGATTTCGATGAAGGTGCGGAAGATGTCGGACGATTTCGCGACCTTGGCCGACCTTTCAGCGGCGGCGATTTCCGCGAACTGGTTGCCCTTGATTCTCCATCCCCATGCTCCCGCGCGTCCTGCGGCGTTCTCGCGCATCTTGACCTCTGCTGACCACGCCTCTTGCGATGCGCTCCTCTGGAGTTGTGTGGTCGCTGACATCAGCTTGAATGCGGCCTTCTGCCCCCGCTTGCCACCTTTGGCGACGGCCATCTTCATGCGCTCGACCTGTTGCGCGAGTTTGCTGCGCTTCTTCATCACCCGCGCCATCGTGCGTTTTCTGATACCAAGTTCTCCCCGCGCCTTCACCCGGCTGATCTCGGCGAGGGTGTCCGGTCGGGTTGCGAGTTGTAACTTTCGCGCCTCGAAAACCACCGAGCGAAACTTTTTGGCGACGGCTTGCTCGACCGTGATTTTCGAGTTCGCGGCGTACCGAGTGAGAACTCGGTTGAACTCTCTGAAGTCCACGGTTGCGCTAAGGAATCCCATCGCAATTGTCTCCGACATCCACCGCCGACTTGATGCGGTGCCCCTGTGCCTCCAAGTGCGCGGCGAAGAGTGCGTTCGCGTCTTGCATGGAGAGGGCCAGAATCTCACGCGGTTGCCACCCATAGACGCTTGCGAAATGGTGAACATACCGCGCCACGATTCCAGCCCGACTCAGTTTCCCGGCGCCGTGTCTCCCTCAACGGTCACCTGAGTCCCCATCGCTCGCTCAATCATCTCCCGAATCTGTCCAGCGATTGCGGCGAGGTCAGAGAGTGGGATCGGAGGGAGTTTGAGTGCGGCCTTGAGGATTCGCGCCTTGTCCCCGCCGAGATAAGCGGCGGTTGCCTCAGCGACCTCGGCCTCTGGTGCGGAGTGCAAATAGATGAACCCGAGCACGTCGGCCATTCTGGTCGTCGGTGCGGTGAGGATTTCGTTCCCCGTGAGTTCGAGAAGTGCAAACGTCTGAAGCGTGAGAGGTCTGCACGGTATCCCAGCGATGGATTCGGAGGTGTTCGAGGTTCCTGTGATGAGATGTTGGATGTCGGTCAGCATGGTTATGGTTAGGTGTTTCTCGGAACTCTCTCCGGTAGTCACGCCTCGCTTCCGGCGTTCGAAGCTTGTCTCTCCAAGCTGTCACACCACTTTCCTCGGCATGACCCGTGAAGTCGCAGGTGTCGCGAAAGCTGATTAGGTGAAGGATTTGAAGGTTTTGAGAGCTTCGGGAAGTTGCTCGGTCGGTGCGTAGAGAATGCCCCGCCGAAGTTTCTGCCGAGTCAACTCCTGCGAGGCTTGAGCGAACGATGCGAGGGTGCTCGCGTTCTCACAGATGGCAACGCCGATGTAACTCTGCTCGGGATTCGCGGCCTTTCGTACTCGGTTGATTTCGTCACGAACCTCAAGGCATGAATGGATGATGGCCAACTCAGCGAGGACGCGGAAGTCGATGTTCTCTGGTTTCTTCCCACGCGTCAGCGAGAAGTATGCGTTTGCGATAGTATCGGCCTTGACGGCGATTTGCGGCTCTCCCCCGAATCCCTTCCACGTCCCTGCAATTTGAAAGTGAAAGGTCGTGCGAACCTCGGTGTCTCCGTTGGGAAGTGCTCGACGCTCAACGGTGACGGGGTTTTCGGCGTGCGGTGGGATGCCGATGGTAGCTAGTGCGACTGCAAGTCGTTGATTTCCAGTAGTGTAAAACGAGGTGACCATAACAAGGTAAAATCCGGTTTTGAGAGGAGACGCGACTTTACCCCGTCGCTCCCGGTAACTCCTCAGGGGTTGGGTATGGTTAAGAGATACCTGCGTAAGAGACCGCCGTTACGTTCGATTTCGTCATGTCCTCGGAGGATTCGACGACCTCGGAGGATGTAACGAATACGCTCCCGCTCACGAACCCGGAAACAAGCGACGGGAGTGTCGCGGTATCGCCGACATTCGGGGACGTTGCCTCATAGGTTTCAAAGCTGACCTCGTCTTTGATTGCGAAATACACGACGGCTCCGAAGCTGCCGTTGCCGTCGGGGATTTCTTTCTTCGACGAAGTTTGATTGACCGTTGCGGAAGTGAGCAGGGTCGGTGCTGCACCACCTGTTCCGAAAGTCACTGCTGTTCCTTTGATGATTTCAGCCATTGTCGTAAGTGGTTTGAGATTAGGTCAATCCAGCGTAAAGCGTCTTGCTCACCGTGAGTTTGGCCACGTCTTCAGCACTAAAGACGCGGTTGATTGAGTCGATGAAAGTGCTTGATCCTGCTGTGCTTCCAATCGTTCCGCTGAATGAGCCGCTGATGTAACCATCAATGGTGATCTCAGTCTTGAGGTTGTACATCGCGACGGACTGCACGTCTCCAGTCGGCCCAATGATTTCTTTAGTCGCAGATGACTTTTTGGCGTTGTACTGAGTCACAAGCATCCCCGATTGGGTTTGCGTGGTTCCCAGAGTGCCATAGTCCTGCCCATTATCGTGGATGGTTGCCATGTCGTTGTTAGTGAGTGAGTTGATACGCCCAAAGTTTGAAAGCGAACGAGTCCAACTGAACCTCATCCGCAAAAGTGGTGTTTTGGTTTCCCATGACGAAGCCGAGCACCTTTGCTGATCCGAAAGAGAACTGGTCGAAGTCGGCCTCGGCGATGGGGTTGAGCAGAGCGGCGAGCACGTTCTGCTTGATGGTCGCGGCCTCGTCCGAGGTGTATGCGTTACGGTTAACGCGAAGGATGGCCTGACCGTCGAGAATGAAGATGCGAGACCCGGCGACCAGCTCCCGCGCAATCTCAACGCCGACGAAGATGGATGCGGTCTCTTTGACCTCGTCGGTGTCCGCGGTGAGCACTTGCAATGTCGCGAGGTCGTCGTCGGCCTTCATGGCCTCGACGATTCCCGTTGCGACATCTGCGAGAAAGTTGCTCATTGGTCCTGACGAACTAAAAACTCGAGAATGGGGTTCTCAGGCAAACTCTTCACCGTCACGACTCTGTACTTCATCGAATCGATGGTGAACTGATTGCGCCGAGGGTCCCCACCTTTGCCGAACTCATCAAACGCCGAACGCGCGATTCGCACCGTCAACTCTCCTCCAGCGTTCACGCCTCCCTCCTCCGGGAGGGTCGTGTACTCGCTCTCAGAAACCACCGCTTGCACGGCCTCGCCGTTGAGCAGGATGGATGCGCCCATGTTGGTCGCAGCGTTTGCGAATGCCCGAGAGAGTGCGTTGGCAAATGCGGTTTTCATGCGTAGGCGATAAACTCCAGCCCCTTTCCCTTGATGCTCGGGAGAAGTCCCCGCTCATCATAAATCCCTGCACCCTTTGGGATGATGGTGTCAGGCGGGAGTGCGCTGCCCATCGTCGCGATTGGCCCCGAGTCCGAGTGGACCTTTGGCGCGAGGACGAGGAGACCCGCTTGAATCCCGTGAACCCCGGTGTACCGCTGAACTTGTGAAACGTCTGGGACCATAACGAAAAAGGGGAGACGGGGTGACCCGTCCCCCCCTTTGAATCCAATCACTTAGGCAATCGTGAGCAACTCGCCAGCGGTCGAATCCACGACCTTCTCGGCGGTGTGTTGACGCACGCGAATCACGCCCGAGCGGCGGCTCTCGTCGCGGTAGGTTTCAACCGTGAAAAGGTCGCTCGAATCAGCCGACCATGTGATCGTGCGACCCGCGCCACCAGCGACGAAATCGCCCGATTGCACGTTGCCGACCCATGCGCGGTTGCTGCCCCAGATGAACCCGCCCGAGAACGCTTGCCCCTTCTTCGAGGAGTCGCTCGCGGCACTCGCCACCAGCACGTTCTGAATGTTGAGGTTCTGGCCGATGAGAGCGGCGTCCACATTGCGGAGGTCACCCGTTCCGACGGACCCGAAGATGTAGCTCTGCACCTTCGCGTTCTTGCGGAGGAGGTTGTAGACCTCGAGGTTGACCACCAGCGTGTTCGCTTGCACGCCCTTCTTCGCCAGTCGCTCTAGAGCGGCGAGAATGTCGCTCACGGGGTCTGCTGCGGAGTTGCTCCACACCGTCCCGACCGTGGTGTTGTTGAAGTTCGACGTGTTGTAAATCGCGGAAGCCACACGGCTTTCATGCGCGAGTTTGATGTTGCGGAGAAGCAACTTCGCGATGGTGGCCTCGGTGTCGAGGAACCGCGAGAGGTCTGCCTGTTGCGAGTCGTCCACCAACTCCTCCAACCCACGGTCTTCGCAGAGGTAGGTGTCAGAGGTGAATGAACGGCTAATACGGCTATACGACCCGTCCTGACCGCGTTTGGCGGCGTCACCGTCAACACGCATCAAGTGCGCGGCGGCGAGGTCCATCTTGAGATATTGCCCGGCTTTTGTGCCGACCGACAGAGGAGGCATGACAAGTCCACCGATGAGACCTTGATCGGCCCCACCAGCTTGGATGACCGCCTGTTGAATGTCCCCGCGAAGGGATGCTCCAGCGTTTGCGTACATGGTGTTTTAAGTTGGGTTAGGTGTGGAGGTTAACGCCCAAGCAGACCTCGATGATGTCGCCATCAGCGGCAGCTGCTTCGAGAGCACGACCGATTGCGTTGTTTGAGGAAACGGCTGAACCACTCACGCGGCCCGTTGTGTTTGGGTAAACCAATGAACCGATTGTGATTGCGCCGCTCGCACGCATCTCATGCGTACCGCCAGCGGTGTTGAGTTTGACCGTGACGATGCCGTTTGCGGCGGCGTCTCCGATTGCAACGCCGAGTGCGCTGCCATTGGTCGCGTCAGCGGCGACCGCCAGTCCTGAGGAAAGAGCCACGCGCGTCCCGACCGTGATGGCCGAAGCCCCCACGGGGAATGCACGGAACCCTGAGTCATTTTGTGCCATGGTTTTGTGTGTTGGGTTTTATGCTTTGAGGATTCCCTGCGCGACGAGGTGCTTCCTCATTGCCTCGGGGTTTTTCCGCAGTTCGGAAAAGTCTGTAACCTTTGCGGGTGCGGCTTCCTCGGCCTTGATGCCGGGTGCAACAGGCCCGAAGGATTTGATGAGAGTTGTGAGTGCCTCGAACTTGGTTTCGACGGCTGAGAGAATCTTGTTCTCTACGGCCTCGAATGCGGCACCAGCGGCCACCTCTGCGGATGGTTCCGACATCTCAGGAGCTTCGGGTTCTTCGGTCTTCTCCTCCACAACGAGTGCGGCGAGCATTCCCTTGATTTCGTTCACCGCTGCTTCAAGTGCGCCGATTCTGTCATCGACAGAGGGTGCGCTCGGCTCGGCGGCCATTGCTTCGGGTTTTGGTTCTTCCTTCATTGGAGTCTCAACTTTCTCGGATTCATCAACTGCGACTTCAAACAACCCGTCTGGATTTGCTGCTGGTTCATCCACCAAGTCCACCGAGCGGAGGCGTGTGCAACGTGCCATCTGCTGACCATTTGCCGCTTCTGGTTTGCCCTCGAATGCGATGGAAAGCCCCACGGCCTCGGGTGTCTTCTGCGCGAGTTCAAAGATGAAATCCCGTCGGGGTGAGGATGATAGCAGTTCGAGGTCTGCGAGCACCTTGTCCTCCTCGACGCGGAAGTTGGTCAAACGTCCCACGATTTCCTCGACGCCTGAGTCGTGCCCGACCTTCACCTTGATCCCATTCTTCGCCCCGTTGCCGCATTTAACGACCTGTGCGAGCGTGGTGTCATCCACGATGAGGTCGTGCCCCTTCGCGATGCCCTTGGTGATGACGCTGACGCCGAAGATGGTCGATTTCTCGGCGTCGATGCTCGTCGGGTTGAGCGTTTGAAAGCGTGTGGTCTTCATGCCTTTCTCATTCGGGTTTCGAGTTTCCTTTTTTTCGCGTAGTATGCGCGGATTGCGGCGATTGCTTCCTCCTTGGTCTTGTGGTGAGAGACCACCGATTCGTTCGGAATGGTCTTCACCTTGACCCAGCCTGTCGGAGTTTTGCGGACGGCGTAAGGCATTAGCTTTCAGCTTTGTTCAGTCGCTCCACGATTGAGGTTGCCCACGTCTGCCCAGCGTCCCCGCCCCATCCGTCCCATGCTTGACGCCCCTTTCCGTAATCGTCCCACGTTGATCCCTGTTTGTCTTTCTGATGGCGGTCGAAGTAAGCCTTCATGCGGCGAATGGTCTCCTCTGAGACTGGTCGGCCATTGGCTAGGTCTCGCGCCCGAGCGATGCCAACGGGAGTCATCGCCCGTTGAGAGGCGGGTTTCTTCGCACGCTCGCGGAGTGCTCGAGCAGCTGCCGCACGCACGGCCTTCGGTGGGACGAAGGAATCCTCGGCAAACTCGGTGATGTCATCGAGTGCGCTCATCGGTGCGGGTTGCCCCCCGGAGTCTTCCTGTTGAGCGAGGATCAAAGGATCAGGCACGCCAGCGGCGGCGAAGATTTCTGCGCGCCGTTTGGCCTCGTTTGCGGCTTGTACGAAGGCCTCTTCCCAGTCTTCGCCCTTGCTCGCATAATACTCAGAGAAGGTCGTTCCACCCTTCTCAAGTTCAGCGAGTTCGGCGTAGGTTTCGCGCCCGATGTCCGAGGATGGCCACGGTGGAAACTGCCACCGATGCGCTCTCCAGTCGGGGTGCTGTGGAATGAGTCCTTGCGCGATGCCGTAAGCGAGCACGGCCTCGACGATGGGGTCGAGGAGTCGCGAGACCAAGATGGTCTGATACCGCGAGCAGACCCTCGCGGCTTGTTGCGAGTCGAGTCGAGCGGTCACGCCACCCAGCTTGCTTGAGTCAATGAAGAACCCGTAAGGGAGACCAAGTGCATCGGCTAGGTGCCGCTGAAGCGATTCAAGGAACCCCGTGAACGTCACCGAGGGACGTGTGGAGATGAACCCTTGCACATCCTCGCCGGGTTTGAGGTAGTGGATGGTGCCGGGTTTGATGCTCTCGATGGCATCCCCCGATGCGGTTTGCGAGTCCCAGCCGAGTCCCTCGCCAGTTGGCGTCTTGATGATTCCCGTCTGATTGCTGGCCCACTTCACCGCGTTTTTCTCACCTGCGAGAATGTCGACGATGTCGCGGCACGTCGCGATTGCTGGGGCGAATGCGCTCACCCCTCGGTAGGAGTCGTGACGCTGAGGGTCGAACAAGTGCAGACAACGCTCGGCTGGTAGTTCTTGCTCGTCAACGTACTGCGCCCCCATCGAGCGGCGAGTGATGCAGTATGCGGTCGGCCGGCCCGTGGAAACGTCGATGCGAATGCCCCCAACATAGTCGTCGGTGACGAGTGTTTGATACGGATTGCCGATGCGGTCGGCCTCGATGAGTTGCAGCTTCACGCCGTCCTCGGTGAGCGATTTGACGACCAAGCAATCGCCGTCGCGAACAAAGGAGGAGAAGGCCAGTTGCATCAACGCGAGGAAATCAAACCTACCTGAGACATCTGCGCTTTTGCTCCATGCGTTGAAATAGGTCTCATACGCCGAGTTGACGGCTGGGTCTGAGGTGCGCGATTGGAACCTGAGAGACCCGATGGTGTAGAGGGTGAGTTTGCGAAGGATGCCAGAGACAAGCGGGTGGTTGTTCTCTAGGTCACGCGCCTCCCAGATGAGCTGGATGCGTCCTCTGGTGACGGTTGAGGATTCGGCGTGGTTTGAGTAAGACGACGGCGTCATCGCCCGACTTTCGGAAGGGTTGGCCCCCTCCCAGCGGAATCCTCTGACGGCGTTGCGAATGCGAGAGATGAGTTTCATCGAAAGGATGCGCGGACGCGGTTGCGCGGGGTTGTCCTCGACCGCTCGCGGAGGACGGTCGAACACGCGGCCAACTCCATCGCGATCTGCTGACGATCGCGCTGAGAGGATGTCCCCGCCGATGATACCGAGGTGTACGGGTCCGCGAACTCGGCTTGCAGACGCGCGAGTGCCTCCGAAAGTTGAGTGTCGGTGAAGGAGCGGAAAATACCGATGTAATCGACGGTGTCGGCCATCACTCGTTTGGTTCTTCATCAACCGTCACGGCTGAACTTCCGAGGATTTTGGTCGCGAGTGCGGCGAGCAGCTGGAGCACCTCGCAATCGAACAGGTGGTTGTCTTTGCGGATTTGTCTCCAGAAATACGTCACCGCCCCGCGAGCATCGACCCGCTCTTCACGGCGTTCAGCAGTCAGCTGCGAGATGTAGTTTTGCGCTACGGATTTCGAGAACTCCCATTTGGGGCCATTGCCTGAGATTAGGTGTGCCAACGCATCTTTGAGCAACGGGTTTGAAAATACGATGAGGATCACATACTTTTTCTCGCCTCGACCGACCATCGCATCTGCTCGCGAATACATAAACGGCTGGCGAACGTTCCCAACCATGTAGCCTGTAGAGTCGTGGCCTTTGGTGGCTTTCCATTGGCCTCCGTTTTTGATCACCGATGCATAAACGGACTGCGTGTTGTACCCGGAATCGATCAGGACGTCTCCTTTCCTCACATTGTATCTGTCGGCGATGGTTGCGAGTTCATCGATGTCATTAACCTGTCCGTATTCAATCAACCGAGAATCTCCTCCCGTGAACCATTCGCGCACAACAAACCAAACACTGTTCTGCTGAACGTCGGCAGAGATAAAAACACGACCGCCATTCACCTTTCCGAGTTCGTAATCGGTTGCGGTCGATTCGCTGATGAGATTCGAGGTGTTCTCCTGTAGCAAATCGACCCACGGTTCACCCATTGTCTCGGTGCGCCACATCTTCATCGGCATGAAGTTTCCGAACGACATCTGCCTCTTTGCGGTCAGGAACTCCTCGACGATGGCCTTCCACGCAATCCACGGGGGGATGATTGCCGACCATGTGAAGGACACCTTGTGTTTCGGGGCGCGTGGATTTTGCGGAACCCATTCGGCCGTCTTGATTAACCGCTTGCGCACGATGGGAGTGTCAGCATGAGCATGGTTGCAGTTTGGACACATCAAACGGATAGTGTCTGCAAGCGTGTCAAAGAACCATCGGCCGTCTAAGTGCGTGCGCTCAGAATCCTCCCACGTTAAGTCTTCCCATTTTGGGAACCACGGTTCGCCACACGCGACGCACTTCCAGCGGAGCTTGTTCTGAGACCCTTCCAGGAACGACTGATGCACGATGTCGTTCTCGTTGGATGGCGTTGAGATGAGCACGGTTTTTGACGACCATTGGCCGCGCGTCCTTTTCCGAACCGTATCAAGTGCGCCCGGCGGGTAGTTGCGAACCTCGTCGAGGAAAAGCCACCGAATCGGAACCGACTGCAACTTTGCTGGTGATCCTGCACCTCGCACAAATAGCGGCATCGGGGCAAAGTCGATTGTCATCTTGCGTAACCCTTCACGCTTCTTCGGCATCATCCTTGCAATCGGAGGACACCGCTCGATGGTCGGGAACAAGCGTGTTTCCATGAAGTCCTCCGCGTCGGCTTGGTTTGCCATCACCCACATCGTCGGAGCAGGGTCTTCAGCAATGATCCACGCCAGCGCGACTAACAACGCTTGTGTCTTCCCTGATTGGGCAGCACACATCACCGAGATTTCGGAAACCTCTGGATTGGCAAATGCCTCAAGGATTTCCTTCGTCCACGGTGCTGTATCGGCTCGGTATCGGCCCGGGGCGATGGTCGACATCTTGTCGACCCACACATTGTCCTCGGCCCATTCCCACGGTTGTCGATAGTCCCGATGCGCGAAGATTTCAGCGAGCGTTTCAAAAAACATCTCAGCCCTCGATGATCCATCCCGCAAAGTCACCGAAGCGAAAGATTTCAGTCGCTGGATTCAGCTCAGAAACTTTCAACGGCCGTTGAACGCCACTCAGAGAGAGTTCTTTCGCAATGATTTCATCTGAACAAACTCCCGAAGAGACTTTCCCTGCAAGCGCAAGCCTCCATAAGACTGTTGCAACGTAACCGCTTGAGGCTTCGCACTTGTCGAACACAAGCAATGCCCCTCCCGGTCTTATCTGTGAACGGAGTCGAGCAATCAACCCTTCCCTCTCGGAAGGACAGATAAACATCAGGGTCAAAAAGCAAACTGCCAAATCGAATGGTTTGAAGTCGAATGCTTCAGCGTCAGCGATGCATAAAGTCCCCGGGCCTTTGTACAACGCTGCCATCTGCTTTGAGTTCTCAATCGCAATGAACTCGGCGTTTCGTTCACTTAGAGTTTGCTGCAAAGCACGCCCTACATTCCCTGTGCTCGCCCCGATGTCATACACCCTTCCGTTGTTTGGGATGTAGTGTCGCGCAACATGGGCGATGACATTCGTGGTCAAGTCGTACCACGGCAACTGCTCACGCACATGGTTGTCAAACCCTTGCGCGATTTGATCTGACTTAAATGACCAGTTATCAGGTATTTCCATTTAATCTTTTGGGAGGTATCCAAACATCCGTTTCATTTCGGCGTTGTAGTATCGAATCGGATTTGCGATTTGCCGAGCGATCGCATCACTCACTCCGCTCCCGCCTTGAAAGGTGTCTTTGGCGCGTTTGATGATCCACTTCGGCAGCACGCTTTCTGCCGCCTTTTTGAGCAACACCTTTCCAGCAGGTGAATCATGTTTGCCAAGTTGGATGACAGATTCAACGAGACCTTGCTCCATGAAGGGAAGCCGACATTCAACGCCAGCAGACATGAATGCCTTGTTGCACCGAACAAAGTTCCCCCGTGCCATCTTTGCCAAACTCTCTCGCCTGAGTTGTTTCACTTCACTTTCTGATGCTGAAGCAGCTTTGATGCAAAACGTTCCGTACCCCCCAAACAGTTCATCAGCGGCCTCCCCTGACAGACACGCTTTGAACCCTCGGCGTGAAATCTCCCGCGCAAGCGGAAGGCATAGCACCGCGATTTCAATCTGGGCTTTGGATGCGATCTCAATGCTGTGCATCGCTTCTTGAATCGCCTTTGCGTCGAAAGTGATTGGAACCTCCACCAATGCAACCCCGAGTTCAGCGCATAATCGTCGCGCACTTTTAGCGTCTTCTGAGTGCTTATCGAACACCGCAGTGAATGCGGTCAAATCGGACGAGTGCTCTCGCGCAAGAGAGAGGATCAAACTGCTGTCGAGACCACCTGAGATCAGGCAGCAAACAGGAGCATCTGCGGTCATCCGCTTTGCAACTCCACTCTTGAGTTGAGAGAGAACTTCAGAGGATGAAATGCCTTTGGCATTTGGAAGCGTGTACCATTTGTGCCACTTCGCAGACTGGAAGTGAAATGCGTGCCCAGCTGGAACCGAAACTGGGTTCATGCCTTTAGGGAATGCTTTCCGTTCGCTCGCCCAGTAGAAACATGAACCAACCTTTGCGACATAGAGTGGAACCTTTCCGAACGAATCCCTCGCCAGCCACGTCTGCCCCTCCTTGTCAGTCCACGCAAACGCGAACATCCCATCCAACTTGTTCAGAGCGCAAAGGATTCCGTGCCGCTCAAGCAGAGCGCACAGCACTTCTGTGTCCCCGGTTGTCTTGAAGACAAGACCTTCGCTCTCAAGTTCCCTCCTCAGTTCTTTGAAGTTCCAAATCTCACCATTGAACGAGAGGCACGACGACCTTCCGATGAAAGGCTGAGATGACGCATCGCTCAAATCGACGAGAGCGAGTCTAACGTGCCCATGAACAGCCCTGTCTGCCTGATGCAGTCCAATCCCATCGGGGCCACGGTGCTCGATGCGTTTGAGCATCCCCTGTGTCTCCTTTGCAAGTCCTCCGAATGTCCCTGCTATTCCGCACATGGTTTTGCCAGAATCTTGTCACGCACCGTCGCGGCGATTTGGGCCATCATCACAGGAGGAACCGCACGCCCGAGTCGCTCCCATTTCTGGGCATAGGTGCCTGTCAAAATGAAATCATCTGGGAATCCGCAGATGCGTTTGAGTTCACCAATGGTGAACTTCCTTTTCTCGAATGGATGCACAACCGATGCGATCCCCGCACTCCCATGGCTTGCGCAAATGGTAGGGACAGGCTTATCGGGGTGAGCTTTTACGAGGTTGAAATAACGGTCGCTTTGTTCTCCGGGTTTCAAAGTCTCCCATTCCTTCCCGGTGCAATACCGCGAAATGTCAGTTTCCTTTTCAACAAACAGATGCGGTGTTGTTGTTACAGTGCAGCTTGGACGGTCTGTGATTTCACCAACTGAGAACTGGCCCGATGTGTCATGAACCGCTTTCGCAATCCACGGGACAGCATCCCGCACGGTGTAGCGATAAGGAAGCGGAGTTGGATGCGTTGGAGCGATTTTCAAGTCATTCCGTACTCCGATAAAGATGGTCCTCTGCCTTGCTTGCGGAACACCTAGCCACTGCGCATCAAGCACCTTGCAGGACACTTGGTATCCGCATGATTTGAGTTCACGAAGGATTTCAAGAAAGTAACCCTTTGCAGTTCCCTTCACCAATCCTGAGACATTCTCCGCAACAAAAGTCTTCGGCTGAGTGCCACGAATCAGTCGGGAGAACTCAAAGAAGAGATCATCGGTGCGTTGAGCTTTGTCGCTGTACTTCTTCACCTTGCCCCATCCTGCCTCGCGCTTCCCTGCGGTTGAAAAGGAAGCGCACGGAGGAGACCCATCAAACAGGTCAATGTCACCGACACCCATGCCTGTAGCATTCAGAATGTCCTCGGGTTTGACGTTCCTGATGTCTCTACCGTCAACGACTGTGTATGGGGCGCAGTTTGCTTTATAGCAATCCCGTGCTGCATCGATGAACTCAGATGCCCACAACAATCGGAACCCGGCCATGCGGTAGCCTGTCGATGACCCTCCGCATCCTGAGAATGTCGAAACTGCGTTGAGTCCATTCCACGGAAGAGACCGAATCTCGTCCATGCTTGGAACACGGTACGGCGGCTTCATTCAGCTGGTTCGCTTCCTCCGCTCCCTCCGCTCCACCTGTAACCGCATTTCGGGCATTGATGTTCGGTCTCAATGCTTTCGTCGTATGACTCAAAGTCTGCTGGCGAATCGGTTGTGTCCTCAGAAAGTAGTTTTGCAAAATCCTCCTCCGAAAACCCCGTGAGTAGGTGGTCAAGGTCGCTTTCTTTGACGGCCTCGAGTTCGACCTTGAGCATCTCGTCATCCCATCCTCCTCCCAGTTCAGAGAGTTTGTTGTCGGCCAAGATGTATGCTCGGCGTTGGATGTCAGTCAGGTGCGTCAGTCGAATCACGGGGATTGACTCCAGACCGAGTTTGATTGCTGCCATCACTCGCCCATGCCCAGCGATGATCCCGTTCGACTGGTCAATGAGGACAGGGTTGTTGAACCCAAACTCACGAATGGACCCGGCGATTTGAAGCACCTGTTGCTCGTCGTGCCTCTTGGCGTTCCTTGCGTATGGGATGAGATCAGCTGGGCTGATCATTTCGACTTCCCGAGTTGCTTTCCTTTCGGGCGCACTCGCTCGCCCATCTTTCAATTTCGACATAGGTATCACGGATTGCGCGCGTGATTTCCCCTGCGATCTCAGCAGGTTCCATCCCGGAAACTCGGTGCGCGATTGCCGGGCCAATCCTTAACTGAAGCCTCCTCGCTACGTCAAAGGTTTCGTAAAGTTTCATGCGAACGTCATCGATGTGCATCACTTCACCTCTCATCCGTTGCAGTTCGATTTCGAGCTTTTGGTTCTTTAGCCACACTTGCCGGGCCATCTGCCTCGACCTGTCAATCTCCTGCCCATCCTCAGCCTTTGAACCATGCGACTCGACCCATTCACGCCATTGCTCGATTGGGTAAAACCCTGACGCATTTGCAGCTGGTGCGCCCTTCTTGAGCCAGAGCTTGATCGCTGGGCGAGTGACTCCAAACATCGTCGCCAACTCCTGCATGGATTTGGCCCACGTTGTCGCCTTGTCATCTTGGCCGCTGAAGTAGTTTTCGACCTGCTGCAGCTGCGCTCGCGTGAGTGCCTTCCCCGACTTCTGCCGCTCGAGGAGGAGTCGGATGTTTTGCGCGGCCACCTTGTCGACCACGGTCTCTTTGCCATTACTCATTTTTGTTAAGTTCGATTTTTAGAATGTGAACGAGGTTCTCTGCCCGCGACCC